GTAGAGCGCTGGAACGTGGATGAAGAAGAACGCGAACTGAAACACCAGCAGGAAGAGGATCGCCGCAAGTATGTCAAGTGACAAAAAGACCCTTGAACTACAGATACAAATCGCCACACAGGAAGCGCTTAAAGCCGTCTCAGCTCTTGAGGAAGAGATAGAAAAACTTGCAAGTGAGGCTGACAGGTTCGCGGGAAGCAGCGGCCAGGAGTTAGAGCAATCTTTCCAGAACATGGAAGGCGCGGCACAGGAGGCGGCCGGGGGCATCGACAAAATGGTATCTTCCATCGGGAAGCTGGCCGAGGTCGCTGTATTGGTCAAGGCGTTATCTGCTATCACGGGCATGGGGGCCGCGGCTCTTTCCGCCGCCGATAATTTCCAGAGTGCCCGCAATCAGTTTGGCATGCTGCTTGGCGACATGGAGGCGGGCGCCGGACTGCTTAATGAGCTTCAGTCTTTCAGATCCCCCTTTGATATTTCCACTCTCACCCAGGCAACAGAAGCCCTTATAGGCGCTAATGTGCAGCTTTATGACTTGCAGGATAACCTTACCATGTTCGGCGATTTGGCCCGCGGTAACGCGCAGCGCTTCGCTAGTTTTACCCAGGCATTTTCCCAGGCGGCGGCCAGGGGCAGAGCGGATATACGAATCCTTAACGCGTACCTCAGCGAGGGCGTCCCCATTCTTGACGCGCTGGCAAGGAACTTGGGCGTCACTTCCTCGGAAATTCTGGATATGGCCAATAAGGGAAAGGTAAGCTTTGCCGATTTATCCCAGGCCCTGGAAGATCTGGCCGCTTCAGGCGGGCAATTTTACGGCGCGATGGGGCTGGCCTCTCAAAGCCTTGCCGCCACTCAGCAGGAATTAAGCGAGTCGGTACAAATGCTGGCCGCCTCCTTTGGGGAGATGCTCCTGCCGGCGGCAACGGCCGTGGTGCAATCCATGACCGCCATAACAAACGCCATCAACGACAGCCCGATTCTAAAGGGCCTGTTCGCCGGGGCGCTGGTTACGATAACCGGATTATTGGCAGCCAAAGCCGTAAGGGCGACACTGGCATTCGCCGCCCAGATGAAGCTGAATCTTGCCATAGGCGCGCTGAACCCTGTCGTGATGGCGTCAACCATAGCCGTAGGTGCGCTCGCGGTGGGCTTCACCGCGATGGCCGCGGGGCAGCAGCGAGCCGCCCGCGAGGCTGAAAACTTCGCGTTCCAGCAGCGGCAGCAGCGGGACGCCCTTGACGCGACCAGAAACTCGGTACTGCTGTTAGGCGCGGCGCTCAGGGATATATCGGATACAGAACTGGACAGAGGCATCGAATCGACATACCGGCACATACGGGAAGTGCGCGAGCGCATTGCGGGGTTAAAAGAAATCTATGCCGGTGTCATGGCGTCAGGACACGAGAGCACGATAGCTTTCTTAAACGCTGAATTAAGCAGAGAAAGCGAACGCCTGGAAGTGCTGACAAGAAATCTTGATACCGCCATTGGTGAATTGGGAATGCGGCGGACAGAGTGGATAGACTCCATGTTCGGCAATACCACCGCGGGAAGAATTGAAAGAATCAACGAACAGATAGCCATAACCCAAAGATTTTTGACAGGCTCAAGCCTTTCCGGCACAGAGCGGTCGCGGCTGCAGGAAATTGTTCAGGAACTCACTTATGACCTTGAAAGGCTTTTAAACAGAGGCAACGACATCAACAGCATGGCCGCCAGGTGGAGAGACTCGTGGACGGAAACATGGAACCGGTTCCAGGCGGAGCAATCAGGCGATCCGTTCGCGGTTATTGAATTTGAACGCCTTAGAAAACAGACCGACGCCTGGAACAATTATCTGCGCGCGGCAAATCAGGAAACCCATGACCAGATAAACGCCTATTTCAACGCCCAAAGGAGCGAAGTAATAAGGCATCTTGCGGCGGAGGAAGCGCGGCTCCAACGGGAATTAAGCGGTTCAAGAATCGCGGCCCTGGACTACGAAGAGGCCAGAGCTCTTGAAGCGCTCAACCGCCTGGAAGCGCAGCGCGTTATCGCTGCCGGAGATTCGGAGGCGGAGATACAGGCCATTCGCCAGCGTTTTGCCGTGATGCACCTTGAAACGGAAAGGCAATTCGCCGACAGCCGCGGCGATGCAATAAGGGAGCTTGAGTTTGAAGAAAGAAGAATACTGGCATCGCTGACTGATTCCAGGGCGGACGCTTTACGGTTTGAAATGGAGCAATCACTTGCGGCAATCTCACAGCTCGAAGCGCAGCGCGTCAGGGAAGCGGCAAACTCCGCGGCGGAAGTACAGGCTATCCGGGAACGCTTTGCCGCAATGCGGACAGAGACAGAAGCGCAGTTTAATATCAGGATTGACATGGCCCAGCTCGATGAAGCGAGGGAAGCTGTAAGAGACTGGCAACAGGAACTGTCCAACAATCTGATAAGAGCGCTCTCGCGCATTGAAAACTTCAGCTCATCTGCCGCCGTTATTATCGGGGAACTCACAGGGCATCTTGCCGCGCTTGGAACATCGGCGGCGCTTTCCGGCTTTGAGGAATTTGGCCGCGCCCTGGGAGAAGGAAGCAACGCCGCCCAGTCGTTGCAGGACGCGCTGGTAACAATGTCACAGCAAATCTTGCGGCAGCTCCCCATGATGTTCTTGCAGGCAGGCTTGCAGCTTATCGCCAACGGCCAGTGGGCTATGGGCCTTGGCTTCATTGCCGCCGCCGGTACCACAGCGGTAAGTTCCGGCTTTGTGGACGGGGTAACGCAGAGGGCGCGGCAAGAGGCACAGGCAAACGCGCAAGGCGGCGTGTACGACCAACACGGAAGAGCGGCGCAGGCCTTTGCCGCCGGAGGCACGTTCACAAATCAAATTGTCAGTACGCCGACCTATTTCCGCTTTGGCGGCGCCCTCGGCCTTATGGGAGAAGCGGGGCCTGAGGCAATCATGCCGCTTAAACGTATGCCATCGGGCAACCTTGGCGTTGAGGCGGGGAGCGGAGGGAGCACCCAGGTTATCGTCAACATCATCAATCATTCGGGAGCTGAAGTTACACGGGAGGAACGCTCCCAGCCCGGCGGCGGCAGGGAGATAGACATTATGATCGGCGACATGGTCGGCGCTCATATTGCCCAGGGCAGGCACGATACAGCGATTGAATCCCGCTTTGAGGGCTTGCGCCGGAGGGGCCGGTAATGACGAATATATCATGGCCTGAAGCCTTGCCGCAAACCTTGCTGGCTGAAGGGTTGCATGCTAAATACAAAGACCCGGTAATCCGCACCGAGATGGACTCAGGGCCGCCAAAGGCGCGGCTCAGATTCACTCACCCGCTAAAGCATTTTTCAGGAAACATAATACTCAACGAGGAAGAAAGAAATATCCTTGATTTCTTTTATCGTATCACCACCCGCTATGGAGCGCTGCGCTTCAACTTCACAAACCCCCAAACCGGGGAAGTCCGCAATTACCGCTTCAGGGGGCCGCCGGATGAAACGACCATAGACGGGCTTTGGAACATCGCCCTGCAACTGGAGGAACTATGACCGATACCGCCACAAGAGCAATGACCGCCAGTGAGACCGCTGAAATCCTCCTTGTCACCGCCCGTGTGATGGTAGACGGGGAAGAAGTTTTCCGCATCGTCAACAATACTGAAAACATAACCATCAACGGCCAGCTGTGGGAGGCGTTTCCTTTCACGTTTGTCCTGCCAGGCGAAGGCGGGGACGGGATGAAAACGGCAATGTTTGAGATTGACAACATTGACCGCCGCATACAGCAGGAGGTCACCCTGGCCGCCGGAAAGACCGTGACAGCGGAGTTCAACATTATTCTGGCTTCAAGCCCGAACGTGGTTGAGCGCGGGCCGTTCAAATACATCCTGCGTGATTTCAATGTCACAAAACACAAAGTCCGCGCGGTGCTTTACGACTTCTACCTGGACGATCTTAACATCCCGGCTCTGGCGTACACTCCGAATAATTTCCCGGGGTTATTTTGATGATGATTCCGGCATGGGTTTCGCGGTATGTCGGCATCCCGTTTGTATCAGGCGGGAGGGACGCTTCCGGCTGTGATTGTTACGGCCTGGTACGCCTGGTGCTTTCCGAACGGTTCGGTTATGCGCTGCCGTTGCTTTCCGCGGATTATCAAAACGCCTTGGCCATCGCCGAAACAGAACCGGTACTCTGCCTCCAACAGCCGCTGCTTGCCGGAACACAGCTTGAAAAAGCGGAAGAGGCCGCAGTAGCTGTTATCCGCTTCCGGTGCCGCCCTTCCCATATAGGCATTTTTGTCGATGACACACACATACTGCACACGCTCGATAAAATCGGCGCGCATGTTATTAAGGCAGAAAGCAATTTTCTGCGAGGAGACATACAGGGGGTTTATCGTGTCGATTCATGTTATCGCGTTACCGCATCCGTTTGACACCGCCAACCGCATCGAAAAGGACGTACCGCCGCAGTCTGTCCGAAAGATTTACGCAGCCCTTGATACCGGGTTTGGCATAGAGCATTGCTACTGCGAAATTGACGGGCGGCGCATAACAGACCTCGATTATATCCCTCCGGACGGAAGCACTGTATACATCAAAACTATTCCGGGCGGCGGCAGCGTTCAGGATATTGGAATCGGAAAGATGATCCTCGGAGGCTTGCTTGTTGCTTCCGGATTGGCCTTGACTGTTTTCACAGGCGGTATAGGAGCGGGGATTGGCGCCGGATTGATTGGCGCGGGAATAGGAGTGTTCGCCGGCGGCGTGGGACTGTTCAACATGCAGATCCCGGAAACCTCCCTGCCAGAGGCGCCGGTCGCACGGCCCGGCATAAGCGGCTCAAGGAACCGCCCGCGGCCCTATGGCTCAATCCCGGTACTGTTCGGGCGGCACCTGGTAACGCCTGACTTCGCCGCCCACCCGTACGTTACAATTGAGGACAATCAGATATACCTGGTACAGCTATTCTGCGCAGGTTACTCCGATATGGAAATTGAGCTTGATTCGTTCAAG